GCCAGTTTTATAAAACATCGTTCTTTTTTGACGTAGATCGACCGTCAAATAGGAAGTATCAAGAGCTTAAATATATCGGTCAATTAGCACAATTTATCCGGAAACGAGTTATTCCTGCTGGACCTAACGAGTACGTTTCCCCATCTATTTTGAAAACTATTTTCCCTGAAGAATGGGAATATTTACATAGATTTTCAGGAAGATATTTTTATAATATTCCTTCTAAAGCTTCTATAGATAAAGCTGAAATGAAAATTGATGTTCTAAGACCTTGGCCTACTCCTAATCATATTAGTGAGTATGGTATGAGGATTGCAGATCAAATGTTGGAAGTGCCTTTGACGGCTATGTCATTAACGGATGAGGAAACCCGTTTGCACTTGGATTTAGAAAAAGGTCCATCGATACCATGGAAATGGTTAGGTTTTAAAACTAGAAAAGACGTTTATAATTCCGAAGTTTGGATGTTGAATTTTGAAAACATCGACTTTTTAGAACAACTGTTACCTATATATGAATCTGTTGGAAAAGAAGAACTTGCTGGTATAGACGATCTTTTTAATGAGAAAGTTAGAACCTTTCAAACTACTGCTGCTCATTTATTATATTGGCAGATTAGACTTTTTGGTCAAGGTACTGAAAACATGAAAAATTACAAATGGTCTAAGTATGGGTTTAATCCATTTTATGGTGGTACTGATAGGTGGTATCGTGAAATAAATGTTTATGATGATGATGGCAAATTGCTATATATAGTTCGTCTTAACTGGGATATTGAGGGTTATGATCGTAAAGTTATGTTACATAGAACTGCAGATCGACGTTTTGAGTATTGGTGTAAAGCTAATCCAAACTCCCCTCATAAGAAAATAGCTAGATGGGTTACTAATGCTTTGAAAGAAAGTGTTTTGCTTATGCATAATGGTGATCTAGTTATTAGAGTCAGAGGAAATAATTCTGGCTCAGGAATGACCACGGTTAATAATATCGAAGCTGGTTTTGATATAATGGGTGATCTCCTTACGTTTGTTTTCTTTGACAAACATCAATGTTTACCTTCTAAAGAGTTAGTTTTATCTCAAGCTATTTCTCTTTTTGGTGATGATAATTCTATGTCTTTGAATGAATCATTTATTGGTATACTTGA